AGGATCTGGTCTTTCTGATGATATTGAAACTGAATATCCAGATTGAAGAATCTTAACAGGTCCTCCAGAACTATCAGAAAATCCATATGGACCATAGATAGGAGAACCATCATATGACCATCCAATGATTGGAGAATGACTAGCAGAAGTTTCTTCTTGAGCATTCTTATTGAGAGTTAAATCAGGAATGAATAATTCCTTATCTGCCACTGTTTTTTTAATAAAAATAGATTGTCTTAATTTTCTAGGAGCATATGCATGAGAATATTCAAGTCCATAATCTGCATTAAATCCAGTGCTTACTATTCCATCATCAGATGTTATTTGATCATTCTGAATTAATCTTTGAACATTGTTTATAGTCCAAGTTTTTACTTCAGAATAAAACTTAGCTCCTTGTCCATTTGGAGTAACTGAAATATTAACATTAGTTGAAGTATATCCTATTCCACTATGAACTACTTTTACAGAATCAACTGTTCCTGATTTCATTATTGGGATCAATACAGTCCCAGAACCATCACCCAACATTCTTAATTCTGGTGGTGAATTATATTCAGATCCAGAATTTAATACTAATACTTCAGTTACTCTTCCAGTTTCATTATTAATAATAGGAAGCAATTGAGCATTTTTACCAGTTTTTAAATCAACTTGTGGTTGTCTATTATAATTGATAATATCAGATGATCCATATCCAACTCCCCCAAAAGGAACATATACAGATTTTATAGATCCTTTAATAATTGGTCTTAATTGTGCTTGGAAATTTTGACCACTAAATGTAGATACTCCTATATTACCATCCACTGTTACTGTTACTGGAGGATAATTAAATTCATGAATTCCAGTTCCACCAGAAAGTAAATTTACATATTCTTTATTTCTCAAGTAATGAGTTACTGCAGTAGATCCTACACCAACAGCAGATAATCTAAATGAAGAATTGTCCACTTTAGTGGCATAGTAATCAGTCTGTGTTGTTAACCCTAAAATAGGTGTTGTAGACTTACTATCATATCTTATTTTCTCACCAGTTCTATATCCATGATTAATAATATTAATAGTATTGGTTGCAGTGTTAATACCAGCAGAAGTTGTAGAAGTTAATCTATTTCTATATCCTATACCAGAACTAGCAATACTTACTGAACTTATAACTCTTTTCTTCTCAGCACAATCTAATTTATGAAGACCAGTTCCATATGCAGTAATATCTATTGGAGATAATCCATCAATAGAATCATCATAATTTTTATGTAAGGTTACTGTTGTAGCACTCTTAACACAACAATAATATGGAGCATCAGTTGTGAGTCCAGCAATAGCAGTTTGACCCTCTGTATTATAAGTAACTAATTCTCCATCTGCAAATTTATGGAAAGTTGAGAAACCAATGATATTAGTAGAAAGATTTACTAGTTCCCCATCTTCTGTGGAATCAAATTCTGCAGAATGATCTTTTAATACTAGATTTGGATATACAACACACCCAATTCCATTACCTCCACTTACTTTTAATGTTGGAGTGGTGATATAGTCAAATCCACCATCAACTACATCAATTCTTTCCAAAGAACCTTCAATTTCACAAAAAGCTGATACTCCAGATCCTACAGGGTCTGTAATAGAAACTAAAGGTGGATTCATTAAATCATAACCACTTCCTTCAGCAGTAACAGAAATATCTTGTACTGAACCATAATAAACAACATCATTTGACTTATAATTTAGAATTTCTACACCATTAACTAAAATACCAGTTTTACCTGCTTGAGTTGAATATGAAATAGGTGAATAAACTGGAGTATCAATTTTTCTTAATAAATCTTGAGATAATATTGTTTTATTAGAAAATCTTGCTAATTCAAATCTATTATCTACAACACTACCAGTAAGACCTATGTAAGTCTCGTTAGAGACGTTGGAAAGACTTCTTGCTAGTTTAATTGTATTAATATCTACCTTTTTAACAAAATATTCTTGCTCTAGAATATCTAACTTATTTTCTCCAGTTCCTGGTACATATTTTACCTTCTCTCCAGTAAGTAGTCCATGATTAGGAATTATAACATCAGTATTGTTTGCGAAAACTCCAGAGAAGTAAAGTTTAGTATCTCTAATATCCAAATCTTCATTTAAGTAATCTGGAATAGATGGTGATGCAATATAAACACAATTATCATCATCTAGATAAGAATTCTGAATATTTGTAGAATAAATGCTAGCTCCAGGATAATTACTTAAATTTGCCTTAGAAAGCAATCTTTGAATTTTATATGATACTATTTCATTCAATTCTCCAGCACCTTTTATCAATACTTGCTTAGAACTGATAATTGAGATAATTGAACAATTTACTGTATTAATAAGAGCGTTATCACCTACAACAAAATCATGAGAATCAAAAAGATTTAATTGATATGTAAAGTTTGACTTATCTACTAATTCTATAGAATCTACATCATAAGTAGTAGAAATATTATAAAATAAAGATTTAGAAACTACATCATCAGCTTTAGTTCCTAATCCTCTAGGTTGTATAACATCTCCAATCTCATTATAAGTTGCAGTGGTTAAATTTAAATCTAAATCTCTTAAAACACCAGTTACTCTAAATTTAACTACATTAGCAGTTCCTATACCAGAATACCCATACCCATAGGCATCCATTTTAAGATCTTGAGTAGAATCTATACTTCTTTCAATTCCAGAACATCCAAAAAATTGAGTTAATGATTTTGATTCATATTTTATGGTAGATGTTGTTCCATCATCAAAATTAGCTATTATAGATCCACTAGTTCCAAATCCAACAGTAGAATCAACACTTAAAACAGTTGAACCAATAGAAACTTTATCTACTAACTTAGTATTAGGATGAATGGGAAATTCTCCAGATACTCTTTGAGAATTTTTATCATAATCTAATTCAAGTCTATAATATGTGTTTTTTCCTCTTGTAATAACTTCTACATTACTTACAGAAGCAGTTACTGGTTCAAATCCATCTACAGCATCCTGAAATATATTTCTATTAATAAGATCTACTGGATTACCATCAACTGCTTCTACTACAATCTCTTTAGCAACTTTATAATTTGATTCAGAGGGTATAAAGAGAAAATCACGTGGTTTTAATACTTCTACATCCTTTCCATACAATGCGCGAAATAATATTTCAAAAGATTGATCAGTACCTTTGGAAGAATAAAAATCTTTTGATTGTTTAAGGAATAATCTTTTATTAACATCTGTAGACAGAGATCTTTCTTCAAAACCAGGTACAATCTGCTTCTTTACCTTTTTATAAAACTCTTGTAAAAAACGAATACTTAAATTATTGACTACAGCACCTGAATCATGAGTATCAATGTTAGACTCAGAAAATAAAAGTTCATCAGGTTTATTAGGACTTCTATATGATGTAATTCCACTAAATCCCCTTGCACATCCAGTAAATGAAGTAGAAGTTATTCCAGTATAAGTAATAATCTCAGAATCAATTTGTATCAATCCATATGACTCTGGAAATCCTGTAGTAGACTTAACATCAATTGTATCATCAAAAAGATCTAAATCATTAGAAAGAGTTGTAGAATCTATTAGGTCTGTTAACTCATCTATCTTTACATATTTGTCTATATTCTGAATTATATCAAGAGGTGAACCTTGGTTCTCTATAGCAGTATAATATTGTGCTAAAAAATCACCAGCAAGAGGAAAATCCGCTCTTATAAAATCTGGCAGTTGATTTTTAACAACTGAACTAATTTTGACTCTTGTATTGTCTGACATGTATCCTTATGGGATGATTTAATATGACGAAGATGAAGGCACTGAGGGTGATGATGTAGTAGACCCTACAGTATATGTATCTGAGGTAACAGCACTTGTATTTTCAGTAGAACCAGCTATTTCTGACTCAGTTAATCTTGCTATGTGTACACTCTTATAACTTGATGTTGCAGTGTAAAGATTTCCTGATGTATTATCACCAGATGCTATAGTATCAGTCACCATATCAACAGAACTCTTCTGCACATCTAATTGTAAATAAAGATCTTGCAATCCAATCACATCATTAGATTGAGGACATGCTGACACTTCAATAATTGGTATATCTTGAACTTTTTTACTTGTCCCTGTAATATTAACAGCTTTTAATAATATCTCACCTCTTTCATAGTCAATAGTTCCTACATTGTTACTTACAATGACTGGACTATTTACACCTTGCAATCTAAAGAAGAATAATGAACCAGTTTTTCCATTTGCTGCAGGAAGATCACCCAAATAAACAGTATTAGATGAACCAAAGACATTAAATCCTGATGACTTAATATTATAACCATCCATTCTTTTTATATAGAATTGATTACCAAAACACAACTCATATTCTGCACTTTGATTTAATGCAGGTTTCATATCTCTTCTAATTTCAACTTTTGTAATATTAGAAGTAATTGCATCATGACTATTATCTACAATTCCTTGGAATTTACTATATTTGAATTTTGCACCATATTTATTCATCTCTGATGAATCTGAATACTTAGTAATATTATTTGTTACTACAGTTTTAACTGCATTTGAATCAGGAGCTAGATTTGGGTTATAATATGCATTTACATCAGTTTCAACATACAAATATTTCAAATCTTGAATTTCACAGATAATTCCAGCAACAGAATACTTCCTTAATTGAGTTTTAAGATTATTTTTGATAGAATCTGGTACAAAAGGTCCATAAAATGGTTTTATAGTGACAAAAACCTTTCCATACTGTGGTGGACTTAATTCTTCACCTCCAAAAACTGAAACTGACTCAGCTTCTGGGTAAATTTTAGGAATTAGTGCCTCATAATCACCTGCAGTCACTGCTCTGTTAAAAGTAGAGTAAATTTTAGGTGCAAAACGCTTTACAGAGTCTACAGATTCAATTTCTTTACCACCTATAGAGTCACTTACAGTGGTAATGACTGAAATTCCTGTACTTACAAGATTATTGTTGTTATCAACTACTCTTCCATTGAATGAGAATGATGAGACACCATTTCCTGATGCTCCATTAGTGGTAATATAGGAAACATCAATATAATTCAGTGATTCTAACTTTTCACCAAAGACGCCATCACCAAAAATGAGCTCATATCTCTGATCATCCACTTCTTGAATGAAATATACCCTAGAAGTGTCTGTAACTTCTATTAAAGTATCAGAAAATACAAATTTTTTGGAAGTAGTGCTTGCTTCAGTGTCTCTTACAGCAACTTCTAGTGTAGAAGTGTCAATATGTGGGTTGTCTAGGATGTATCTTACTGGTGGTGCAGGGTTTTGTGCAGTAACAGTGAAGTTTGAAGTCAAAAATGACCCTTCATAGATCTCAACATCACCAAAAGTAGCAATTCCATCAATTACAGGTACTGTTATATCACTTGGAATGGAAAATGAGTAACTTTCTGAACCAAATGTTGCTGCAGATGTACTCACAATGCCCTTTTTAAGGGTCAGCGTGATGGGTTTAGTGGTAAATCCACTAGTATCTACAAAAAATGAAACTATTGCCTTTGCAGAAGTCCTAGATCTAGGTGTGTAACCAATATTTCTTGCTAATGCAACTACATTTTCTCTTAAAGTGGCACTATCAATGAATACTTCATTGCTAATCATGTTAGCATTGTAAGAATTGATGTAGGTATTGTATGCCAATACATCAATTATGCTTGAAAGGTTTGATCCTTCAAAGTCATAGTCAGTAAAATTGGAATTTGCCCTCAAATAATCCTTCAGAGAAGTCTTTATTTGGTCAAAATCTAGATCTGTGAAATTAACTAATGCCATTTATCTTGTTGGCTGTAGAGCAAATGCTAATTGTTGAGGACTAGCATCAATTCCTATAATATTATATGTGATTACTACATCAAAAGCATTACCTTGATAGTCAGGAGTTGCTTTTACACTCACTAATTTAACTCTAGGTTCATAATTATCAACAGTATCCCTAATATCATCCTCAACTATAGAGGCAGATATGTCATCTACATTATCAAATAGTGATTCATACACCCTAGAACCTAAATTTGGGTTAAAAAATCTTTCACCAGGTCTTGTGAGAACCAAATTACGTACAGAACGTGCAATTGCAGTCTCATCTTTGGTTGCAATTAGGTCTGAACTGATAGGATT